CAAATTTACTTTAAATACTGCTGGTGTTATGCCAGTTCTTACCTCTGGTGTTATTGCAGCGCAACTACCTAGTGGTGAGTATCCACTTAAGATTGAATCTTATCTAGGCTACTTAGTAATTGGCACTAATAAAGGTGTACGTGTAGCAAACATATCAGACCAAGATGGTTCATTAGGTTATGGTCCACTAATTATTGAAGCAGCCAATACAGGATTAGACTTTGCCTTTAGAGATAGATTTGTATGGGTTACTGGTGCTATTGATAGTCAACCCGGACTTTATCGTATCGACTTAGGTGCTGAAATTGAACCGCTAAGGTTTGCCTATGCTACTGATACATTCTTATCGGGTGTAAGTGGCTATGCCACAAGTGTAGACTTTGTAGGTAACTCAGACCAACTAGCATTTACTACGTCAGGTAGCAATGGTATTGCTATCCAATCAACCTCCACTTTATCTACAAATGGTTTTATAACTACAGGTTACATTAGATACGGCACCCTAGAACCTAAAAACTTTAAGCGTTTACTTGGTCGTGGTGACTTCACTCATGGCTCAATGACATTAGAAACAGTAGATAGAAATAATGTTGAGTATGACCATATCTCCTACGATGCATCTATTGGTTCACCTGAAATTACTACATCAACACCTGCTACTGCTCAAGAGTATGTAGCCTATAAGTTTATCCTATACCGTGATGGTACTACAACCTCACAAGGTCCAGTCTTTAAGGGCTACCAAGCCAAGGCTACTATCGCTACACCTCGTCAACGACAGATACAATTCCCTGTCTACTGCTTTGATATTGAAACAGACAAGTACAATACAGTATTAGGTTATGAAGGTAGAGCATTCGACCGCATTAAATTATTAGAAGAGATAGAAAAAACAGGAGATGTAATCACTTGGCAAGACATAACAACTGGTGAATCTCAACAAGCAGTAATCGAAAACACTAACTTCCAACGCATGACTCCACCTGACAAACGCTTCGATGGTTTTGGTGGCGTTATTACTATAACTATAAGGACTGTATAATGACTCCTGCTGACTGGGCTGCGCTACTTGTATCTTTAACCGTATTGGTAGGAGCATTTGCTGCTATGACTAAATGGTTAGTAAAGTACTACCTTTCAGAATTAAAACCTAATGGTGGTAGTTCTGTGAAAGACCAAGTTAATAGATTGGAACTACGAGTAGATGAAATCTACAGATTGTTGGTGGATAAATGACAGAAATTATTCCAGACATTAACTGGGACCCACGTCCAATGACAGAAGAACAACGCGAAGAATGGTTCGAAGATGGAGATGATTACGAATGATACCTTTAGCCCGTGCTGCACAACCGGCTGCAATTGCAATACTAAGACAAGCGACAGCATTGTATCCGAAGAGATTGAAAGCCTCGGATGGGCTGCTCCCATCTAAAGCACACATTAAGAAGAACCCTAACTCAGACCACAACTCTGGGTTTGCATGTGACCTAAGTCACGACCCTAAGAATGGTATCGACTGCAAGGTAGCATACAAAGAATTACAGAAAGACCCACGTGTAAAGTACTTGATTTTCCAAGGACGTATCTGGTCAGAGATGAAGGGCGACCGTGACTTTGATGGTTACTCCCACCCAGTTCATCTTCATGTCAGTATCAAGGAGACTGCGGGAACTAATACTTCCCCTTGGTTCCCTTGGTTAGGGGACGCTAAAAAACTTAATAAGGTAAAAGCAGCACTCAAGCCCAACCCTAAAAAGAAAGAGAGCAAATGACTCAACTTACTAAAGCAAAGTTTCAGGCAATGGCTACCTCGTATCTACGAGCAGCAGTAGCCTCAGTCCTAGCCTTATACATGGCAGGACAGACAGACCCTAAGGCTCTCGCCTCTGTCTTCATCGCATCCCTTGCGGGACCAGCATTGAAGGCTTTGGACAAGTCCGCTAAAGATTACGGACGCAAAGCATAGTACAAGTTTAAGACAAAGATACGCCCCGGCTAGGTACCCACCCTAGACCGGGGTCTTTTGTCGTTTCTAGGGTCACTACAGGGGCTTGAACGGGCACTTCTGGGATGTGTCCATCCCGTCTGAGAGCGTCTACAATTAGGTTAGCCATCCTGAATGGGGCCTCAGGTAGGTTCTCACCGTACTCATTCCATAGAGTAGATGATATTGTAGTATGAATACTACTCATCTAGCCTTAGCCCTAGGTGTAGGCTTAGGTTTCTTGACGATCTTAGTAGTATCATCTAGTCTAGCAATGATCTCTTTGACTTCTTTACGATCTAGGTAGTTCCAATACTTATCTCTTAGGATCCAATGGATCCCTCGTACTATATCGGAAGTAACAATACCTAGAACTATAGCATAATATATCTCTTTATTCATATAACTCCTTATATAGTATATATAATCTATATATATTATATACCCCTTCGGGGTATTATATATTAATTATATATTATTATATATCAATTATACACATAGACTCTATCGTGTCAAGAATTATAGATATACTTGACAAACTACCTAGTATAATCAAGGTTTTCTTGACAAGATAAACATAATTCCCTATACTGATGCCATGACAATCAAACTAGAAGAGTATACATTACCCGAACATATATCCTATTCAGCCCTTAATACCTTCATGACCTGCGGTCATCAGTATTATCTAGGTAGATTGATGGCTATCAAAGAGAAGCCTTCGGTCTGGTCTGTTGGAGGCTCCGCCTTCCACCTTGCCGCCGAGAATTACGATAGGGTGACAATTGACTAATCAAAAACTATACGATACGCAAACACTATGGGATGTTGCATGGCAAGAATCCCTAGGTGAGATAGATCTGACTGATGCACGCGTAGGTGGCAGAGCCACTAAGTTAAATCCTGACAAAGAGAATGTGGAATTCTGGCAAACAGCAGGGCCTAAGTGGCTTGAATCCTACATCCAATGGCGTGTTAACAACCCTGATTGGAAGATCTGGACTACCCCTGAGGGGGAGCCAGCGATAGAACTTGGTCTGATAGTAGACATAGCAGGTGTAAATGTCAAGATGGTTATCGACCGAGTGTTCGAAGTCAATGGTGAGTTGGTAGTTGTAGATCTTAAAACATCACAACGCTACCCATCTAACCCCTTACAGTTGGGGTTCTACAAGGTTGGACTAGAGAAGCAGTTCGGTGTGCCTGTCAAGTGGGGCAATTACTACATGGCACGTACCTTTAGCACAGGAAATACGATAGACCTATCTGAGTTTACTCATGAGAAACTTGAGTACATTGTAGATATTTTTGACAAGTCACGTAAGGCTGGGCTATTCTTACCAAATACAAACAACTGCAATGTACTATGTGGACTCACAGAGCATTGCGAATTCTACCCAGGAAAGATAGGTTAACATGTCAACAGAAGACTGGAAGTTACAGGTTTCATACAAGACCCCAGGTGGGGATATGATTAATATCCGTGCCAATACCGCTGATGAACTTAGTGTTCTCTTAGAAGGTATCGGTGATTACTCACCACAGATTGCAGCAGTACGAGGATTGGTAGTTGCTTCATATAACACAGCCCCTTTGGAGACACCGCCTTCAATGCCAAGCACTCCGCCATCCACCTCCTCCGCTCCAGCCCCGACAAGCAATCCGGGCCTATCCGCGACGCCTACATGTCCACACGGCGCTCGAATCCATAAGTCAGGCATAAGTTCTAAGACTGGTAAGCCATATGCTATGTGGGTATGTTCATTACCCCAAAGTCCTGAGCAATGCAAGCCAGTTAACTAGCCTTCTTGGCTGAAGGTAAAATGAGACAGAGTCGTAGTCAGCCCTCCATCTGGATACGACTCTTCTTTATTAATCAGAAAGGTAATCCATGCGTACGCTTGTCAGATCAGTTGGTCGTGCGTCGCTCGGTGGCGAACCACTCCCGTCGCCGTTCAAAGCGTTTGAAAATAACCAAATCATTATTCGGCGTGCCGAAGTTTCGATGTTTGCGGGAGCACCCGGAGCAGGAAAGTCCACGCTCGCACTTGCGCTAGCATTAAAGATGAAGGTACCTACGCTGTACATATCAGCAGATACCAATGCTCATACTATGGCTATGCGTCTAGCCTCTATGATCTCTGGAAAAAGCCAAGGTGATGTAGAGCAGATGTTAAAGAATGATATTGGATGGACTAAGGCTACACTATCTAAGAGTAGTCACGTAGTATGGTCATTCGAATCTAGTCCTACATTGCAGGATATAGATGAAGAAGTCCAAGCATTCGAGGAGTTGTGGGGTTGTCCCCCAGTATGTATTATAGTAGATAACTTAATGGACGTAGCCACTGATGGTGGCGAAGAGTTCGCTTCAATGCGTGCTATTATGAAAGAGTTAAAGTACCTAGCCCGTGCTACTAACGCAGCAGTAATTGTATTACATCATACTTCTGAGGCGGTAGAAGGTAGACCATGCCAGCCACGCTCAGCGATTCAAGGCAAAGTATCCCAGTTGCCAGCATTAATCTGTACCCTAGGTGTTGTCGGTACTTCAATGGCTATAGCACCTGTAAAGAATAGATATGGCAGAGCAGATGCTCATGCTAATCTTATGACTTGGGTTGCATTCAATCCTGAGTACATGTTCGTTGAAGACATACCGGAGAATTCATGATAGTAGAACTAAGTAAAGAAGAAGTAAGAGTATGTACCATGCTTGCAACAGAGCGTTGGCTTATGAAGTTTGGCAGTGTTGATAGACCAAACTATGCACAAGGCAAGGCTAATGGTAGATTAGAACACGAACTTACTGCTAGCATACGTGCTAACGTTGCTGAGTGGGCAGTTGCCAAGGCTAAGAATTTAGTGTGGAGTATGCCTTGGTATCCGAATGAATTGCATTCGCAACGTGCTCATCTACCTGATGTTGGTCATGCTATAGAGGTGCGTACTGTACGTACGGCTAATGGTATCCCCTTCTGGGGTAAAGATGCAGGCAAGTGTGTGTATGGATGTATGGTATTAGATACAGAATACTATTCACAGGTAGAAATCTATGGTCATTTCTTTGCAGATGAATGCAGACGAGATGAATGGGTAGATCAATCTATTGGTGGATGGCGTGTACCTATCACAGAGTTGAAAGGATAATGTTATGAAGATTAAATTTGCCGAACGTGGTAAAAATAATTATTTTTGGGATTTATTTAAACAAATGTTTTATGTAGGTTTCTATGAATGGGATGAAGCGGATTATGGTTTTACCATTATTTTATTCTGTCATGAATGGAATTGGTTAATTTATAAAAACAAAGAAAGTCTTTTTGAATATCAACAATTAGCATACGACCACGAGGCTAGATATCAGAGATGGAAACATGACAACTCGAAAATCGCACAAGGCTAGAGGAGCACACTTTGAAGTCGAAGTTAGAGACTGGTTTCGATCTCGTAAATTCTCAGCCGAAAGGTTGGCGAGGGCTGGAAAGAATGACGAGGGTGATGTTGTCATTCATGCGGACTTCCTTGGGAACATCGGAATCCTCGAATGTAAAGCACCCGGCGCTGGGAATAAGATCGACCTCTCTGGCTGGGGTAAAGAGGCAAGCGTTGAAGCAGGCAATTATGCGAAAGCAAGAGGCCTCTCCATCGAGTCCATCTTACCGGCCGTCGTCATCAAGGCGAGGGGTAAAGCAATAGCAGATGCCTACCTAGTGTTTAGGTTAGGTGATTTATTCGATGACTGATCTACCAAAAGTTAAGGCGGTGTTGGAATATTATGGAGCAACAATTATTAGAGACTCCGGTCAAGTATATATCAAGTGTCCGTTCCATGACGACACGCACAAGTCAGGCTCAGCAAACCTCAACGAGCAAATCTTTGTTTGTTTCGCATGTGGTATGTCGGGAAATAGTTTACAACTCATATGTAAAAAAGAAGGTGTAGATTTCAATGAAGCAAACAGCATCGCAGAAGGAATTGCTGGGGCTTGCGTCGGACAAGTACGCGGCAAACATCTCAATGGCTTACGACTACCTAAGAAGCAGGGGTATAACTCCAGAGGCAGCACGGCTGGCTCGATTCGGCGTAGTCGCGGAGCCTGAGACTGGACATGAGATGTTTACTGGTAGATTATCGATTCCGTATATTACTAAGACTGGCGTTGTTGATCTGCGGTTCCGCTCTCTTAATCCGGCTGTTGAACCTAAGTATATGAGTATGACTGGTGCAGAAACAAAGATGTATAACGTGCTCGATATCGATCGAGCCGGTGACTGGATAGGAGTATGTGAAGGTGAACTTGATACAATTACTTTATCTGCTTGTGTTGGTATCCCTTGTGTTGGTGTACCTGGGGCTAACAGTTGGAAGAAGCACTATACTAGGCTATTGGCAGACTTTGAAAGAGTCTTTATCTTTGCGGACGGCGATCAGCCGGGCACGGAATTTGCTAGGTCGTTAGCACGTGAGTTACCTGTTACCATAGTACAGTTCGCTGATGGTGAAGATGTTAACTCAGCCTATGTAAAGTATGGTGCAGATTATATTAGAGAGAAGGCTAAGATCAATGGATAAAGAGATACCTAAATGCCCTGAATGTGGATGGCATTTTAAGAATGTGTTCGAAGCGGTAGATCATTTGCTTGAAGATGATGATGATCCCTTTGATCCTGCGTTGATCTTGCCTAGCGGATTCTCATTGATGATAGGCTCATTGTTGCGCTGCCTATATGGACATGCACTGAACGGTGAGACAGATACTATCAAAGAGATAGTCCAGTCCACCTACATGACACTGTATACAGCCGAGACTCATCCTGAATTAATAGGTGAGATGGTGCAGGACATAGTAATCAATACCGAGATGGCTGACTTCGATCAGGGACTACAAGAGTTATTAAAGGCAGAGGATGAGAATAGGGGATGAGGAAGTATGGCAAATATTAGAGTGGTTGAGAGGTTACGGGCT